ATTTTTTTTTTTTTGGGTGCATGCCTGTGTTGATATTTTCCATCGGTGATGTACTTGTCATATAGCTCCTGAGTTATACGTACTCCGCCCCTGTAGAGTATGTAGAAGAAGTTGCACGAAAAAGGCACACAACCAAGCAACCCACGGACTGTAACGTTGCCAATACTTCGCCAATAGATCGTCGGGAAGATCAACACAGATTCGGATTTTAACACGGAACCGATTGGTAGTCCATCGTGTTCACTTATGGCCTCTGACCCTATGATCGTGTACGGCATGAGTCTGTATAGCTCTATTAACATGTGTCTGCCTAGTTTCTCCGTGATCTTTGTGTCGGCTCTGATGTGTCTGGGATTCCGCGAGATCAACTCATTCCACCCCTTGGAGACTCTTTTGTAGTACCGGTCCTTTCCAGCGGGGAGGTCGATCAGTATCAGGGACTGTAGTTCGGGAGGGAGGTTTGTGAAGTTCATTCTTTTTATTCAGTTAAACTATTCAGGACAGCAGTGGGAGGTCTTAGGATTTAAAGGTCCGGCACCACGTACGAAATGTATTATTGATGAACCTGAGATGAACAAGTGAGATATTGGATTCGTTGGACATGATGGGAAATAAACTAGTGCAATTGCTGCTTTTATTTGATTTTTTTTTATTTATCGGAGAAGTGACGAAGTGACAAATGTACGGATCAGGATACTTATCGGAGAGGAAGGCTCGGTTGTCGGGAAAGACCTGACCTCCTCCGACAAACAGGCTGCTGGCCCGGACGTTGCAGGCCACGACCTCCTTTGCGACGATTCGCGACGTCGAGGCCTGGTTTGTGTGGGACAGGTCGGTTAGATGGATCCGCTGTAATTCTGGGGGCACTTAGTTCCTGACATGCTTCTTTTGAAGTAAAGAAACAAATTTATATCGGCCGTTCCATTTCCGGCAATGAGTCAAAACAAACCATATTTTATTTGCCGGAGAAGTGAGGGTTGGAAGAGATTAAGGACCGTTCTGGCTAATATCGTATTGTTTTTAAGATCGTACATAGGATTTGTGGGAGCCCAAGTAAAGAAAGACGAACGTTGCTAAAATATAAACAAACTTGAAAAATACAAATGTAGTTACGCTGACGCTTACGATCTGATGATGGAACAGCGCTCAGAGTTGGACCATGCTCGTCCAACCACAAAATAATATTTTCTATTATAAAATGACAGACAAGAATGTTCGTAATCTGCAGGCAATGCTAAACAGACGTCACGCTGCTGGCAAGAACAGAAATATCAATAGCATCACAAAATCTGGTGAAAGCCCACCATATCTCGTTGGTAAAGGCGATAACTACACCAAACATACGAAAGCCGAAGTCACCAAATTATTGGCCCTTCCTAAGCGCAGCAGAAGCCCAAAGAAGCGCTCGCCACGCAAAGGAAAGGTGTGTGCGAAATATACCAGACGAACGTGCAAAACCTACAAGAAGCGATCTAAATAAACTTAGACTTTGCGAAAAATAAAACTTTGACTTTTCCAAAAAATAAAACTTGACTTTCCAAAAAAGTTGTTTAGTGTTCCACACATCCTTGTCCACACGGCTGGCACAGGCTTTCTGTGGGAGTATTTGTCTATTTTTATTCAGGGGAGATTGTGTTGCGTAGTTGGTACACACACGTAATCACACGTAATAGGGATCGACACCCGTTCACTCCCTCTTTTTCTGCTAAAAAAAACTGGAGTGAACGGGATTCGAACCTCGTGTACATGCCTCCAAAAGCCCAGCACTAACCACTGTGCTATCACCCCTAAAATAATTCCGACAACGGGATTCGGACCTCGTGTTGCCGCTGTGGCAGCGTGCAAACCACTACACTATGTCGGGTTGTTAGAATAACTTATTGGAAAAATTTATTGATAATTTGTCTTTGCTGGGTCCTGAAGCCTTTACGTAAAAATAGACGGACAAAAACAACTCACAGACAAAAACAACATGGAAACAAATGTGGACGAAGCCCAGGACGATAATGTTGCCCTTAGGTACAAACTGTCAGGATGCGGTTTTGACGTCCTGATAGCCCCGGAACCCACAAATACGTGTCCGTTACCTGGTCACCCGCGGTGGTTGGCCATTGTAGACAGAAGTTCATCGATGGAAGGTTCTGAAAGATACTTTGTTCAGCACACCCTTCCCGACTTCATGGACGCCCACGACATCAAGGAAATGGACATCGGATTGTTTTCGTCAGAATATGAGAGGCATCGTGGATCGGCGAAATTCTTCCGCAGCTCACAGTTCCCGAATGGTGGGAAGACGCTTATGGCGTCTTGCGTACGCGACCTGATAAAGTTTATCGAGTCTACGGATATGGTCAACTTTATTATCATCACTGATGGTATCTGTCAGGACGGTGTGCAAGTCTTAAACCTCATCGAAAGCTTCCTAACAAACCGCAAAAATGTAAAATCCTCGGTGTCGGGACTCTTAGTCAGAAAGACGAGTCTGGGGTGGGGACCTCCAGACGCCACCATACTGTCTGCCTTCGGCTTGTTGACCACCACCCCGTACCGGATGGTGGATATAGACTCGTTCCGAGGCTTTCACCTGTCCACTGCCGTGGAGAATGTCGAGAAATTTACGATGACAGCCCCTGGTGAGCCGTGTTTGTGCACCATCCCCGGGGACGAGTTGACTAGCGCTTCGAAAAGTCGAAACTGCTTCGTGGCGGAAAACGCCATCTTGGACAGTGTCGACATTAACGGGAAATCTTACCGCGTGTCATCTGTACCGCTGCGCACTGGAGCGGAACTGGTTCCTCTTTTGCAACGCATCGAACAACGTGTACGCACGTGCCAAGTGTCTGGTCTCTCCGGGCGCTCCGCTTGCCGATCCCAGGAAATCACTACATGGGCCAACCATCTGTGGAACAACCTTGACGACATTCTTCTCCCGTTTGTAGCCTTACAGAGCACCCACAAAAAGCGTCTGCATAGATTGATCGGTTCTCGCACGCGAGGTCTCTTACTGGCGTTGAAGGAGCGCGCCAACACGAAACGCGTGAACAAGATGAACCAGCAGCAGCGAGCCGACTACCTCAGGGAGGCCACCCAAAGCGCTGCGTCGCGCAGGCTTGCCAAGAGGATGGCCGATAAAGGAGACATCGTCCTCGACGCTGTGAAGAGTCTAAGAAAGCACCCTTGGACGAACCAGACGAACCAAACCAGGGATGCTCCCGTGTCTTTTGTGAGTTTGGCCTCCACCGGTGAAATGGTCGAGTCTGTGGATGAAAACTTGGACTGCGTTGAAGAAAGCGACATTTTGTTGGTGGTTGGATGCGTCGGACTGGCCATAGACGTCGATTCTTCGGAATACCCAGATCCCTGGCAAGCGCGCATAAAACACGTCTACGTGGATTGCTACATCTCGCAACCGGACGTGTGCGAGGCCCGCAGCCGTGGAACGCCTTTGTTGACTCCTTTCACCAAAAAGCTGATCACGAGCGTGGTGCCCTTGCGGGAGATCGATCCCGAACCATACGATCATCTGTCCCGATACGGCGCTGGGATTCTGGACACACACGCATCGGTGTCGCTCCGCGGTATGATCGGTTCGGTATCCCATGACGCTTTGGCTCTAAAGACCAAGTGCGCCATGAAACTGCTCGGTAGCTGTGTGAAACCAGATGCAAAGAGACGAGAGATCGAGTGCTTCCTGATGCTCGCGCGCGACCTCAAACATGAATGGCGCGCACGTCAGTTGTCCAAGACTTTAACATTCCAAAGCCTACTGGAGGCCATGGTTAAATGCGATCCTCTTGGTTTGAGCGGCAGACACCTCAGCCATATATCAAAGGCATGGCTCTGCATTCTCCTTGCCGACGAATGTGTAGAAATAGAACCGGAGACCCTTACCTGGTTGACGTTCTGGCAATCCCTTCGAGATTTTAAGCACACCGGGAGTGTGCATTCGTCGATGCGCATCTTCAAGACCACCACAGTGCCACCGTCGCTGATCCCAAATATAGACGGTAGTGTTCCTGTGAAGGACGATGACCTGGACGTCGAAGCCATCGCCGATGCCATTCTTCTAGAGCCGATGCGTAAGGCCCACGAACTTGGACCACTGTTAAACTGCCGGGATCTTCTTCGCACGATTCTTGCGGCTGATTGTTCGCTTGAAAACGCAGTCGACGCATTTCTCCTGGCCGGGAAAGAATCTCTGTGCGAACCCGAGGCGCTAACGCATGCGACCCTTCTGCGTTGGGCTGCAACCGCTGTGTGCACCTCGAACATCGATGAGATCGTAAGCCGCGGAAGAGAGTTTGACCCGGTGGCTCTGGCCGTGAAACTTGTGCGAGAGGAGTACGGGTGCCAATGGTCCTTGGCTCACAAACACCACATGGAGCGCCACCGCAAGTCTCTTTTGGACGAGATGCCGGTGGCCTCTGTGGAGCGGTTCATTGAGATTCTGAGAGACGAGGTGACGAATCAGTCCTGGGAGGACGTTGGACTGATCGTCGACATTCTCCTGCAGAGTCAATGCGGTCAGCTTGACACGCCCAGATGTATCGAGAAACTCAAGATCTTCCTGTCCGGACGGCACGGTACTGACATTGTATGGAACCAAGGCAACAACTACACTGGCGACGTGCGGCAGTTGTGGCAATACTTATCCGAATCCAAGCTCCGGGATGTCCTTCCATCGGGATCAGCAAGGTGGCGCTACCGCGAGTCCAACAAAAAGAACCGTCATGGGAACTGCAACTCTAGTCCATCCTACTGGGCGCTCAACTATTACAAATTGGGTTTTAACAAATCGAAATCCCTCTGCTAGGTGAAATAAAAGCGCAAACCCTGTCTTTTTCTTCTCCGTAAAGAAAGCAAATAAAAAGCAAAGCAAATAAAATAATAAACATTTTTTATTCAAAATAATGATCATGATAAAACGACAATGGAACGGATCTTCCACTCGCGCAATGCTAGTTGTTCATCTCCGGCGTCAACTCCCAGTAGAAATGGTCGCGGAGGTATCATCATATGTTCCTTGGATGTGTCGGAAACAGCCAACCCTAACACAACCCTAACACTATATTTCCCTTCCTAACGGTTTGGATACTGAAGCATCTTCCTGTAGAAATTATCTCGATGATCTTCACGCTAGTCTCGCGATATCGGGACACAGCCATCAAAGAGTTGTTGGTGGATATTCGGCATAGTAGTATTTATATCTACTCGTTTGCTCTTTATCCGCAAGATTGTCAGCCTAATGCAACGGTCAACTTTTCAAAAATCGATGAGCTAACAATCAACTGACAGCCAAGGAAGTTATTTTTATGATTCAAATCAGTTTTTCCTTTTCTTTTCTTTTCTTTTGGCGACAGCAGGAATTTATGACTATCTCTTAACAGGTTAACACACAAATATGTGTTTCCGTTCAATAATTTCATCCGGAAAAATGGATTGAAAGGCATCTATGAGTTGAATGATTCCATTACGTGATTTTGGAAAGTATGTGGGGACGAATCTCTGCTTTGAAGGCGGGGAGAGATCCAGGGTCATAATCCTTTGAAGGCGGGGTTCGTGACATTCTTGAATTGGTTGGAGGCGCTTTTATATTCCTCTGGGTAAATTTCATCCAGGAGGAATCGTTTAGCTAGGACAGCGTTGACTAGACCTTTTACGAGCACATAATGTCCATCCTTGGTAGGACGTACTCCTAGGGGGGTCATATCTGGCATTTTGATAGGGTCAGGTCGCAGGGAGAGTTTGTAGAGAGTTTTGGTGTCGGGTGAGGGGGAAACACCTTGGTTAGTCCCATGCATGGGACTACCGTGATTACCAAAATTGTCCCTCCATATAAGATAGAGTACAAATAAAACAATACAGATAGTAACTATTATGGGAATAATATTTGACTTCATTTTTTTGAAATGTCATTTATATTTTTATTTGAACAACAATAGTCATGTCTCTTCAATGCGGAATTACAGATATCAAGGATTGCAATCTGAGTGATGAAATGTATGACTTTATTGCAACAAAATCGAGCTTTGGGGAATGGCATGGTCAAATGAAGTTTTGGGAGGAGCGTGATCATCCTCAAATTATGCCAACATGGGTGGCACCTTTTCATTATCTGGATTGGAAAGTATGCTTTGATTGGAATAAAAACAGTTATGGATGTGCTCGAGGACTATCATGTCGTCAGATACACAAGTGTTTCTTGTGTGGAAGTGGACGTCATGGATTGTTTAATCTCCATGAAGATACTAGGTACAAAAAGTGCCAAACTTTAGTGAAACTTGAAGAAGAAGCAAAAGGGTTGGGGAGAAGTTTGGATGATATGTAGAATTAAATTATTATTATTCCAAACCACAGGTGTTATAATCAGCGGCACCTCCATGGTACATCATGTTACCCATGAGTGCTTGTGCTTGAGATGCGCGTCTTCTCCTGGACCTGGTACGAGATCGTGGGACTGTGGTTTAGAGCGAGATCGGGTTTTTCTACGTCTACGTCTTCCGCCCTTAGAGCGAGAGCGAGTGCGTCTCTTTCTGGATCGAGATCTGGGTCGTCCTTTCCTTCCTTTTTTGCTCTTGCTGCGACTTCGTAACGTCGCTTTCGTCTCTTGGGACCTTGTGATTTAGCAAGGTCGGCCACAATTGGCAGGTTCTTAGCAATATTTTAAACCCGTGTGTGTTACTATGTAGAATTTCGCAAATTTAATGGTCAGCAAAAATCACAGAACATGTTTTTCCTTGATATCTTAGAACATTCAGATTCAACAGATTGACTTCCAGGGCTGTTATTGAATCATGCATCCATTTCTCTGCGGCAACTTCCACATAGTCGATGCGAGCAAAGTTTATAAATCCTGGAATTTCTATGTAATAAAACCCACCCTTTTGTCTCAGCAACATAAGATCAATGCTGTCCCAAATGCGCCAGGGATTATTATTGAGGTTTAATCGGAGGTTTTTAAGGTGAGGTGTGTCAACGTTGTTTGGTGTGATCGCACGGATTGTCATGGCAAATGCCAGTCCGTTTGTCCTCAGCCTCATCCGATGAAGCGTCGATAAACTCGACCATTTGGATCTTTCCGCGCATGAGTGTAACATCAAATGTTGCCGGTCCGCCTCTAATTTTTTCCGAAACGGTATGCCGTAAAACACATAACCTAAATGAGCCGACGCACTCACCAGATCAAAACCAGCATCCACTTGAATGGAAAATTCGCAAGCCACCAGACAAATATTCTCGTCAATAATATTATGGTGTGTAAGGATAGATGCCTCGAAAAAACTTTCTTTAGCAGGACACGTAGATTCTGCCGTTGTCGTCTGATGCGATATTCCTTTTGGTGTCAGTATACTTTGTGTGCCTTTTAACATCAGTGCTGGTAGGTTAACAAGAAGAACGCCGGTCCTTTTCCACATGTTTCGAAGACGTTCCATGTGATCGAAGCCCTCCTCTAGTTCGATAATTTGGCATATCGCACTCCCCGACAAATAAAATAGCCTATTTGAATTGGAAAATATAGAAACATGTCCCAAGGCATCCGCCATACTACACTCTGGCTCCTCACTGAGCCGACGCTGCAAGCGTAATTGGACAGAACTTACAGACTCGCCACTGTGTGGTATATTATATTGAATGTGTCGATTAGTAATTTTTCCTACAACGATTGATGACCCTACACCAATTTCTTGGGTTGGACGATGAACATTTTTGCTTATTATATACTCTCTGTGGCCATGGGAGATTAATTGCAAGATGCCACCCATGGAACAACTGGATCCACAACATGGTTTTGGCTCATTTAACATTTTTTCAAACAATCGATCATCAATGATTTGTGCTGTGTATTTTTTCTCCTCGTCAGAGGCTGCCCTTTCATAATCCACCTGAAAATAAGGCAGAGCAAACAAGTAATTTTTGGGCATCTGATATTGGTCTCCATGTCGCATGACATTTAGGACATGGCGAAATATGATCGGATCAAAATCGATCTCCACGGGCGCCTCTCGAGTTCCTTGATTTTCCTGTCGACTGATCAGCATCAGTAGCATATCGGACCGCACAGTTGTAGATTTTGCCACTTTGAACAGTTGACCACCCACATCGAACCAGTTCATCTTCCGAGATTGTAGTGACAAGACCCTTTGGTTTATTTGAGAGTTAATCACGGCGATCCCTGAACGCCGTCATTCGCGAGATCTGTTTCCCATCCAGTACTGATCTCGTGGTTACTTTTGTGAGTCATGTACTGCAACAGGTGAATGGTGAATATGGTACCACCCACAAACACGATCACGTTATCTCCGTATTGACAACCTTTGAAAAGGAGTATCAGTCCGCCGATAAATGCACCCACGTCCGTCCAAGGCGAAGCGAGATAGGAACAGTTGGTGTTTTTCGGAATCGTGCTTTCACTTACATAAAAGTACGCCCCGGCGGCCAAAACAGAAAACACCAGAGTACAGAACAACGACATTTTATTTATGTTACAAGGTCATTTTATTTACTCTCAACAACTATCCGGCGAAATTACACGAACCCGGTTTATTATAACGGGTTAGGGTTTTAAGAACAACGACATGAAGACAATGTGCTCCAGGTTATACAAAATCGATAAGATCAAACCCAAGATTAGGTGTAATTTATTTTCGTTTTTTTGGAGTTGTAGTACCTCACGCTTTCTCTTTGGGATCACGGTTGTGGGAGACTGCCTTATTCGACTCCACCCGGCGGCTGTGTCCAGATTGTCATTAATTGCAAAGAGGTGTTGATGTGGTCAGACCATGGTTCGTAGAGAAGAGAAGATAATATCCCACCGAAGAAGATCAGACCATGGTTCGTAGAGAAGAGAAGATAATATCCCACCGAAGAAGATCAGACCATGGTTCGTAGAGAAGATCATACACCGTTGGAGAAGCTCAGACCATGGTTCGTAGAGAAGAGAAGATAATATCCCGCCGAAGAAGATCAGACCATGGTTCGTAGAGAAGATCATACCGTTTGAAAGATCATATCCCGCCGAAGCTCAGATTGGGAGTCTGTCCCGTTGCGGTCCGTAGAGAAGAGTCTGTCCCGTTGCGGTTCGTAGGGGGCGCTTGAGAAGGGACACCAACCCATTGGCTTACCAGATAAGATTATACCGTCGGAGAAGATCAGATACAGGCGCTTGGGGAAAGGGGTAAAACTCCCAATTGATCGTTGATATGTTCGCTACATCCTTGCAGGTTTTTATCCAGCACACAATCATCTCCTTTAGCTCCAGAGGTATGGTGTTCATGATGTTAGTTTTATACTAAAATAAACCAAATTATACTTGAACCTTTTTTCGCCTCGCTCTCTCTCTCTAGGAACGGGTGGGTACCTCGAAACCGAGGCCGGCCTAATAAATGATCCAAATTGGAGGGGGGAAATTTTTTATTCAATCTTCTT